CGGCTCGTTCAGGTTGTCCATAATTTCTTTCGCGTTCCAGCCGACGAAGACGCCTTCATCGATGAACTGCTGGACGGATTCCTTTGACAGGCGCAGGCGCACCGCCGTGGCGGTCGCGCGCTCGATGTCATTCACGGTCGGGGGGCAGACGGCCAGGTCGTCAATGGCGAGCGGAGTGATATCCGGCATCTCGTCTACGATTTCTTTTTCCTCAACGTCCCACTCTTCCTCAACGGTTACGTCTTCCGCTTCGATCCCGTCGTCGCTTTCGAGGATTGGCGGCTTCTTGACCAGTTCGGTGATACGCCGCGTCGTGCGCATCCAGTCCACATACAGCGCCCACTGGCCGGTCACGTCGCCCGATAGCAGATCCGCGCGGACGATATCCTTCAGATTCGTTTTGCGGATGTAATGTTCAAGTAGTGCCAGTGTTGGAAACGGCGTGACATTAGCCGGTCCCACTGCATCCACATGTTTGTAATTGGCCGGAAAAAGAGTAGCCAGAGTTCGCTTGCATCTTGCATTGATTGCATCGCGAACAGCGGGAATGTAGCACTGGCTGTTGCCAGTGTACTGCTGGTTTTCATCGGGTCGCGCATTGTAGATGTTCCAATACTCTTCCACCCAGTCGGACTGCTGCTGCTTGTTTTCGTAGCACTTCTGGATCTTCGGGTAGAGCTTGGCTGCATCGATATAAGCATCGGAGCTCATGTCTTCCGCGAAGTTCTCCAGATCCTCGCCGGTGCGCTCAGCGTCGATAGCCCGTGAATCGACTGTCTCGATTACGGGCTCATCCTTTTTCTTCTCTTCTTTCTTACGCGCCATTGATCAGGTTCCACTTCAGGAATTCCAGCACGCCCACTATCTGCGCGATTGTCAGATCGTCGTACTTTGCGGACCGGATGACCTTCAGAAGATCATCCTGCAAGTCCCCCGTAAGCGTCTTGTCGTCGCGTAGCTTTATCACCCGGGCGGCTTCCATCAGCCGATAACCTTTCCGGCCAGCTTGCGTGCGAGGCTGCTATCTGTGTTCCGGTCGCCGGGCGTGCGCTTGGGGCGGTCGTCTTCTTCCGGCTTCTTCGAAGTCCGGCCAAACGTGGTATCCGTCTTCCTGCCGCCCCACGGTACCCCATGGCGCAGTTCGACGGATTCCGACCAGTTGCGCCCGTTGTTGCCGGCGCGATCCTTTTTCGATACTTTCATTTCGACCTCGCCTTACGCTTCTTGTCCGCGTGGAACGCGGTCATCTTGCCGCCGGGCATGGGCGGGAGCTTCGAGCCCTTGCCGGGAGTCCGGCGCACGTCGCGCGCTCCGGACTGACTATCCTTGACGTCGGGCTGCCTGTGCGCCACGTCAACCGCCCATCTTCGGCGTTTTCGGCGGCTTGCTGTGCTTCATGGCGGGGTCTTTCGACTTTCCGCCGTTCTTGATCGCAGCTTCCGGAGCCTTCTTTCCGGGGGCCGTATAAACCCGGTTCATCCGGCCTTTTTTGCTTTCCATCACATCTTCCCCTTTGGAGGACGTTTCGCTGTGCCTGCGCCACCAGTGGTGGAACCTGAAGCGCCTCTGTTCCGGGCAGGGGTTGCCGATTTGCTGTTAAGACTTGCCTGCCTCATATTGCGGGCTTTGACTTCTGAAGGCTTAAGTGCTCCTTTGTGGCCCATGATCACAGCCCCTTGCGGCGCATCACTTCGCGCATCGGGCCGCCGGTCAGCTTCTCGCCAACTTTGGTCGGCTTGCCTTGCGCGCCGCCTTGCTGCTGGCCCTTGTAAAAGTCGGTCGGGTTTTGCGAGGGGGCTTTCGGAACGATGGTACGGGATACGGCCATGGCTATCTCCGGGGGAGTGAGGTGAAGTAAGTTGCGCCTTGCGGATTTCTAGCAGATGCCAGATCGTCTGGCAAGGAATTTCCTGCCTGCGATGTTATCACATAAGCCGCCGATTCCAGCCCCTCCATCAGCGTGCGGTGCGGCCCGCGCTCCGGTTCCGTGTTCTGCTGGCCGTTCTTCATGACCGGCCAGTTGTACCCGCCGGCCATCGCGTTCATCGTGTGCCGCGCGTTCGAGTCTACGAGGAACAGCCGCCGGCCCTTCATCTCCGTTCTGATCATCGGCGAAAGGCACCCGCGCGAGAGGCTCGCGTAAGCACCGCGCATCGGCTGGAGCCCCGCCGCGCGCAGTGCCGCCATCAGCGGCATGCGGTCCTGCTGGTCCATCACGTCCGCCGGGAGCCAGCACGTCAGCTTCGCGCGTGGGAAAGCCGCTCTAGTGAGCGCCATAACGTCCGGGACAGCCTGAGCAGGAGGGACTGGCGAAATCCAGTCGGCAACGGCAACCATCCGCTCGCCTTCCACAGCAACCAGCACAGCAGCAGTCTCAGCGCCGCTGGCGTTAAAACACAGAGCAAGCGCGTGCCGCGCCGAAGGCTCGTATTCGCTTGTGAGATTGTGCTGCCCAAAGTCTTCATACACGACTGTCCCCGAGAATACCCGCTGTGCATACGCGAGCGCGTTAAGGATGTCCCGCTTGCCGGACGGGAAGTTCAGGATCTCCGCCACCAGTTGCGGGTGCGCGCCGCGCCCGCCGACGAGCACTATATCCCCGGCTTCGAAGAAAGGTTGCAGGCCCATGATGAACTGTTCTTTCGATCGGTCCTGCGGTGCCTGAATCGCTTTCAGCGGCAAGCTCTCCCCACGACGCAGCATCTCTGCGCGCATCGGTTGCAGCAGCCACTCATCGAGCGAATTCTTCTCTATCGCCACAGTAGCGCCGTCGAAACGGGCACTTGTGGAAAAGGAATCTGCAATGATCTGGTCGGGCTTCCAGTACTCGCCTGAGCTTGCGTGCACGTAGATGCGGGTGGCGAGCCGAGAAAGAACCACTCTGCCCGTCCGGTCAGAACTGCCCACGTTAGCAGTGCGGGCAGGATCAACCACCAGAGTTTTCGGAAGCCACGGCGCAGGATCGATTGCGATTTCATGGATGTGTTCCGCTTCAAAAGGCTTGTCCTGGCTACCGATCGCCATCAGCATGTACTCCTGGAGGAACCCCCGGAGCTGGCCCGCGCGTTCCGCCTCGTCGCGCTTCTTCCTCACCACGTCCATCGGGAATAGTCCCGGCCATGCGGCAACCGTCTTCGGGTCGTCGATTTCCCCGTTGCAGATCGGCACCCTCAGACACGTCCAGTCGGGGTTCGCCCTTAACCGGGCCACGAGGCAGTCTTCGGCCAGTGGGGTCTGCGTAACCCTTAGCCTGCGTTTTTCCTCGTCCATTGCGGGCGCGAGTTGCAGATAAAGCTTGCGCATGGTCGCATCCACCGCGGCCTTGTCCTTGACCATACCTTCGTTTTCAATGTCATCGAGATACGCGCGGTCCGGACGCCAGTCGTGCCACTTGAAACCCCGTAGCTCTTCCTCCCACCCGTGCGCCTCAAGCAGCACGCCGTTCGGCAGCTCGAACTGATGCTCGTTCCACAGGCGTCCGGCTACTTTCGCAATCTTGCCAAAAAGGGCCAGGATCTTTGTGTTCTTCGCGGCTTCGTGCTTGATCGCTTCAAGCCGCTGGCAGGCTTTCGTGTACGTCTCCCCGATGATCAGCGCGTACTGGAAATTGCCAAAGCACGCTTCGACCAGCAGGAATTCTTCCGATAAGGTGGATTTTCCCGCGCCGCGAAAAGCCTCCACCAGGACGTACTCGTCTTTCGCGCCCCATGCGTCCATGATTTCGATGTGAAACGAGGGGCTGGCTTTCGGATGCCGGTGCGGAAACACCATGGCGCTTGCCAGTGCCCGGTCTTCCGATATGACCCGGAGAGTTGCCGCTGCGTTGAAACTCACTTCGTCTTCCGCCCAGCCAGTGTGCGCTGCGGCTGGATCTTCTCGCCGTGCTGCTCGCGCTTCGCGGGTTTCGGATTCCTGGGCGAATTCGGCTTGTGGGTGAAGGGCTGTTTCGTCATGGCGGTTCCTGAACTGGAATTTTCTGCCGATTATACGCGTGGATGTTTTTCCGATTCGCGAATCGGGAAGAGGGGGTACAAATTTTATCACCCCGTCCGGCGGGGCCGGGATGGTTCCCAGAGTTGAGAATAATTCCTATTCAGGCTGTCAATAGGTAGTTACCCTGCGGCGAAATGTTGTTAATGTTCATTATGTCAAATTAGGCGACTGCTTAACAAATCGTAAGTCATTGATTCTAAACAGTTCTCCGTCCTTACCGATTCCGGCCGACAAAAGCACTGTTCGCAAACTGTCAATCACCTTTCAATTCAGCTTTCAATCCGATGACGGTTTACGGTTTGTAATCGATGTTTTGGAGGCGCGGATCAGGGCCCGTTTTGCCACTTTGTTCGACATGCGAACAAGTCTTTACGTACACCTGCGCGCACTCATAATCCCGATTCGCTATTGGCGAATGCTTTAGCCATTCGCAAACAGGAAATTTTCTCCGAAAACTCCTTGCTAGTTTTTCGGCAATTGCTATACTGGAATCACTAACCGAGGAGATGGAAATGAAAAAGCTGATCCGCAAACTGCTGGCCCGAATCGCTCCTGTTACCGTGTGCGCTGACTGGCTCGGCGGCGTTACGCTGCACAAGTGCTGGAGCCGCGCTGAAGCGCTTGAGTGGGCTTCCTGCTATCCGACTGATGCGGTTATCCTGTTCCGCAACCGCGCAGGCAATGTTATCGCCTGGAGAGGCTAACCATGAAACTGCATACCGTACTTGTCATGCTGGCGAGCGCCTACATGGAGATGTGCTGCATCGATCCGTGGATGCCTGAAGCAAAGCGCCACTGGGTCATCCGTCGCACCGTTGACTACTCAAGGATCTGCCTGCAATGAGAACCGATATCACGTACGTGATCCTCGCGCCTGGTGAGGAACCGCTTGGCTACATCCGCTCAACCGGCAACCCAACGCTGGAGGCGATGGCCGATCACCTGGCCATCCTTGGCGGCTTCGCAAACCGGGATCACTTCCTCCACGGCAATCCCGGCCTCACCTTGAGCTTCGCGCCTCTTCACTGACCCTCAGATACCGGGCTGCGCTCTGCGGCCCGTTCTGCGGCCTCCTGTAAAGCCCTATCCGCAATCCCGATACACGAATCACACCACCGATGTTGCCGGCGCACCATTTCGACCAGCGGCATTGTGAATTCCCGGCCACAGCAGGCGCAGAGTACCGAATCGTTTTTCGTCACTTCTGATCTCCTTTCAATTTTGTATGCTTCTAGTGACGCTAGCTACGCTGTCTAAAGACAGCGCGCTAGCAGCACTAGCCTCACCGCTTGCTCACTAGCCTCACTTTGTAGCCTCACCTAGCCTCACTAACGTCACTCCAATCGTCTGGAAGCCTTATCACGCCTAGATCTATCGAAATCTTTCCGTGGTCGGCCAGTGAGGCTATCGATTTTTTGACGTTAGAAGTATTGGGCCAATTTTCGAATTTTTCAGGGTTATGAGTGAGGCTACTTTGGATAGCCTCGATAGCCTCTTTTAGCGTCATCTCTTTCTTCGGGGAAAGGTAGATAGCATGCTCAAGGGTCTTGAGGTAGCCCCGCTGCACCCTGAAGTTGTGGCTGGTTTCGAAGTCGCCCACGCGCGGTTTGCGCTCCCGTTTCGCAGTTCGCGTATTAGGAGCCTCGTCCGCGCACTCCTCGATCGCGCAACTGGTGACCGGATCGCCGTCTTCATCCTTATACAGTTCGATAACGGCGAGCCGGTACCCGAAGGCTTGGCCGTCGCGGCCTTCTTTCTGCTTCTCGATGTGCGCCGTGCGAAGATCGTCTTTTCGCTCGATACGGATCTTGTTATCCACCGCCGCACCAACACCGGACCAGCCGCGAATGTCGCCCATCTTGTTTGTGTGGTGAATCAGGATTACCGTGGCGCCCGTGTTCTCGATAATTCGCTGGGCGGCATCGATCGCGGCGCCCATATCCTCAGACGTATTTTCATTCGCGCCGGCGGTGACAGCCGCAAGTGTATCGATAACGACGACGCCGACGCCGACATTGCCGATCGCGTTGACCTGAGCAGAAATCTCCAGAAACTCGTTTTTGAGATCCATAGCGCCGCCGCGCACCAGGATCGGCAGATCAGTAAGCTCAATGGCGTGATGCTTTGCGTAAGCCGCAAGACGGTTACCGAAGCCGGAAACACCTTCGGCGGCGATGTAGGCCACCCTGGACTGCTTCACCCGGTTACCGCGCCACGGAATGCCACGCGCTATGTGCGCGACCATGTCCAGCACGAAGAACGACTTCGAAGAACCAGGATCACCGTAGACGATCACGAGGCCCTTCTTCTGAATGATGTGCTTGATGTGCCATTCGATACTTTGGGCTGCAGCGAAATCAGCCGCCGGCACGAAAGCGCTATTAACTGCCTTCGGCGCTTTGCTCTTGCCGCCCAATCCAGAAGGCTCAACGCCAAGCTGTTCGCAAATCCAGTTCGCAGCTTCCGAAGCATCTTTCGTTTCGCGCCACTCCAGCACCAGATCGATCGGCGTGCGCTTGCCGTCGCGTTTGTCGCCCTGATCGGCTACGCCGAAGTCCTTGATACCTTCGGCAACAATCGAGATGTCTTCCTCAAGCGAGCGACCCAATGACGCCGAGGTGATGCGATAGCCGCCCTGTTTGTAAGGTTGCGCTTCGGGAAACAGCGCTGGCACCCAGGCGCTGAACGACTTCATGGCGAGCGTATTGACGCGCTGGTAGAACGTGCGCGGCGTTTCAGCGAGTGCAATATCCAGATCAGAAGGTTCTTCCGCCGACTCTTCTTCCGGCTCAAGTGAAAGAAGATAGTCAGGATCAACGTAGCCGTTGCCCAGTGATTGCCAGTGCCAG